ATATTTTTCCCCAGCTCATCTTTTTTCTTTACTAAGTAACTGGATAGCCTTATTTCGTTCTTTTGCTTAGGCTTATAAGTTCCTGCCTTTTTCTTCTTCTTCATATTACAAAACCCACCCTATTGAGTTAGTGTCTTTATCAGGATATATCTCTTCGTTGTTATTACTATAGTATTCAGGAAATTTAGACGAAGCATTAAAGCTCATATAATCTAAGAATCTGTTAGTATAGTATTCTGCGTAGTTACGTTCCTTTGCAATTAAAGTGTCTATCTCTGGCTTACTAGCGTTTTGACTGCTTTCAGAGTTATGCTTATGTACTCCTCCGTTAGATATAGTGTAGGCTGCGAAAGGTAAATACTCAGACATTGCATAATGTATAAGCATATCTTGGATGTAATCATTCACTAAGGTTAAGTAGTTTCCAGTTAATGTGTCTGCAATTATATCTGCGCTTATTCTGTCATATAAGTCTGAGCCTAGGTAGTTTCTTACATGAATCTCCTGAGCTAGTTTAATGAACTGTATGAACTTATCAGTATCTACTGAGCCAGATAAAGCTGTATTCTTTACTAAGTCTTCTCTCTTTATAAATAATGCTGTTGCCATTAGTATTCTTCTTGTTCGTTAGTGGATTCCTCACTCTTAACCTCAGAGCTTTTAACGCCTGTTTCCTTCTCTATCTCGGCATCACTCATGGCATTAGTCAAATCAGTAAATTCAAGCGGCTGTAGCGTCTTAAAATAGAGTTCTAGGTCAATCTCATTATAGTCTAGTATCTTTTCAAACTCATCAAGTATAGTCACTTGCATTGGTCTGATAACTGTATTATCCATAAGTAGTGATGCAGTCTCTAATTCCTGTGCATTGTTACCTAATCCTGTATTGTCTTTTATGCCAACTAACATAGGAGAAACTATACGGTGAGATACCATTACCTTACGCATACTCTCATCAGATAAGAACTGATACTGCTTGTGTGCATCGTTAAGTATGATTGGTTCTACTGTAGCAGATAATTCTTTGCTATCGTTAAATGCCAATATAAATCTACCTGCGTTTGAACTTCCGCTGAACTTCTCGTATATAGCTCTTTCAATCTCATCTCTTTGTTCCTTCTCTGGAGTTCCGTTATTGAAGTTGATTAGCATACTTGGGCTAAGTCCGTTCTGTATATTTGATATATGGAAGTTAGCTATTTCTTCTTCTAGTTCTGAATACTGTAATCCTCCTTGGTAATCTACAGGAGAGTAGTAATAGAAACCAGCCTTGTAAGGTCTGATATACATAAGCTCAATACCGTCTTCACTACAACCGAATGCAGATATTCTCTTAGGCTTATCTGTTCTTTTAAGGTCAGCCCATTTAGGATGATAATAGTATCCTTTAACGATGCCATCAATAGCCTTTTCAGCTCGGATAGTCTCAATTGGCATATGCTCTACCTGTACGATTCTTGAGCGGTCTTTGCTATATATAACTTGAATTGCAGCCTGACCCATCATCTTAAAGTCAAAGCATACCTTCCTTACACAGTCTTTCTTAAACAGCTCCTTCATTAAATCTACATCCGATTCATTAGCCTCTTCGTCAACTGCGTCTAATCCTCTACCGTAAATCATTTCAGAGATGCCATTAATAGCAGCATTTGAAGTAGGAGAACCGTTGTATCTATCGATTAAGTATTGGAAGTAGTTATTATCTTCACCGTATGCTACCCATTTGTCTCTACTATCCTCCATTACCCTTGGAGCTGTATATGAGGACAACTGCATCACATGAACTGAATCCTGAACTTTTCTTTCAGGCTTACTTTGTGGCTTTTTTCTTTTCATTATATAATTACAAAATCATTATTATATGTACCTTGAGATACATACTCGTCTTTATTTACAGAATAGTTGTCTAGGTTAGCTTGGTCTGTACAGAAGATTAAACCTCTATAGAGCTCTTCTAAGCCATCTTTAATTCTATATGAGTACTGATTACCTTCTTTCAAATTAAACGCAGCAGAGAGCACCATATAGTCTCCCTCTGTGGTCTTAGTTACTGTTATCTCAGATGAAGTTCTAGTTGACTTATCTGTTAATGTCATTGTGGGTGAAACGGAATCTTTTCTAGTCACTATTTTTAATGACTGAACGTTTGCCGATGTAGTTAGTATCTCCATGCTTAAATAACTATACCCAGCTTTTCTGTTTTAGGCATAAAAAAAGGAGCAGCTTTCACTACTCCCTTAATTGTAAATAAGACACTATAAACTATACAGAAGCAGGTGTTCCAATAGTAATAGTTCCTGTTAGCCCTGCAAGTTCACTTAAAGGGAAAGTAGCTGCTGATGAATCAACAGTAACAAAGTTAGGAGGAAGTTTCTCCATAGCTGTAAAGGTTAAGTTGTAACCATTAAAGTCTCCTAGAGCATTTCCTGTAGAAACAGTACCAGCTGTAACGTCAGCACCATTTTCTTTACCCATCAAAAATACATTGTCATTCTGGTCAACCACAAATATATGAGGTCTTCCTGCTGCCAATAATTTCAATTCTTTGTTATCCTCTTTAGTTAGTTTCTTAAGAGTAATGTTAAGTACCTGCTCAAAGAAAACAGTACCGTTCTCACGAGAAGCATTAACAGTTGTTTCAAAGGAGTTATTTCCTTTTACTAGATATTTGTGAGCTGTAATATCAGATGCAGATGTTGCATTAGTTATTTCATCACTACTGCCTAGAGTGTATGCACCTAAAAGACCAAAGTCCACGAAGTAAATTTCTTTAATCCCCGCAACTGAATCCTTACAAGCCTCTGCTCTTGAGCGTGTTAATAGACATGCCATAGTTATTTGTTTTTATTAGTTAGTTAAAAAAAAGGTAGGCAAACCGTAGTCCAACCTACCCTTTTAATTTGAGTTATTTACTCTAGTTAGCAGCGTTAACGATACCGTAAGTTACGATGTCTTCAACGATAGCATATTCAACACCAGCAGTAAAGCGCATGATGATACGAGCATTCTGGCTTCCGTCTAAGTCTGCCATGTCTAATACCTTAACTTCATTGTGGTCAGATACTAAACCTGTACCGAAGAATAAGTTATCTTTAGTAGTTGCAATTGCTTTGTTGTTCGCTAATCCGTTAGCAACAAAGATTTTTACTCCGTCAATCATAAGACCGCCATTCTGATACCACATAGTACCTTGAGAGTTTACACCTGCACCACCGATAGAAGTAATACCTACATTCTCAGAAGCAGCTGCATTTTGTTGAGTAACAGTAGCAAATCCACCTAAAGCACGAACGTAAGCTCTTGCGATATTTTGAGAAACATAAATAAATAATCCTTCAGCACCGTACATAGAAGCAGGGATAGCATCAACGATTTTTCCTAGCTCTTCGATAACGTTAGAAGAAGTAATAGCGATTCCAGCAAGTTCATTAGCAGAAGGCAATCCAGCATCAGCTGAAAGTTTCTTAGTGAACCCGTCGAATTGACCATCATTAGCAGTATCACCAGACCAGATAGAAAGCTCAGTACGCTCAGCAACTTTAGCTGCAATGTGTCCTAGAACGAAGTCAGCGAATGTTGGAGGTACGTTGTGATAAGCAGAGTATCCCATTTGTACAGCTTCCCAGTCAGATACGAAGTCAGACTTACAGATTTGTAGGTTTACTTGTTGCTCTTCAGGTTGAAGAATTCTTTCGGTTAGCGTGATAGTAGAAGTATCAGCGAAATCACAAGATGCATCTTTAACGATACCATCTAAGTCTAATCTCTTTAGAACTTCTTTGAATTTTACGTTTGGTTTGATTGAGATTCCACCTTGAGATAGAGTCTTTGCTTCTAGTAAACTTGCAGCAACATATTGTCCTGCAAACTCACCTGCGTAAGTAGTTGTAATTGAAGTAGTTGTAGCCATTTTTGTTTTTGTTTATTTGTTTAATCTATTAAATACTCTGTCTAATGTAGACATAGCTCTTTGTGTTCCGAAATTGTAAACAGGTTGTTTCTCTGTTTCAGATTCTGGGTTGTGGGTGATTGCTTCGGCAGCAGGTTGAGCAGAAAGTTTCTCTACTTGTGCAGACAATTCTTCTTTCTGTTTCTTCTGCGAACTCATTTCAACTTCGATTAAAGATTTCATTTCAGCTAACTTAGCCTCCATGTCTAAAACCTTAGTTGCAAATGCTTCTTCCGTAACATAAGCACCGCTTAATTCAGCTTCCTCTGATTTCTCAGATAAAACTTCTTCGCTTCCTTCTGGAGCAGCTTCCACTACTTCTTCAGAAACTTCTGGTGATTCGTCAATGGCATCTGCCAAAACTTCTTCAACAACTACTTCTGACAATTCTTCGGCTACAGCGTCTACTTGCTCGCTTGCAGGAGAATCTTCAACTGAAGTAATCGCAGATAGCTTTGTTAGAATCTCATTGAGAATACTAGTTGCTTTTGGATTGTTCATATTTAAGATAATTTAATGAATTAACTGGTTATTAGTATAGTGTTAGATTTTGTTTACGGTGCATCGGTTACTAATGCTGCAGCTGTAAATCCAAATCCTGTTAAGTCTGCATTACCAACTGAGTCAGATATTGTAGTAACTGAATTAGTAGGTTGCAGTATATGCGCAGGAGCAGGAGTTAATAAGCTTAAGTCTTGTGTTGCGCCTGAGTTGTATATAGTAGCTAGATTTGCAGATTGGTCTGAATCCCATATAGCAACTTGATGAACTGTTGCCCCTTTTAAGTAGTTTGCTGAATTGTGACTACCTACCTTGAATGCCTCATCTAGTATAGAACCAGAATAACCAGCTCCACCAGCTTGTATTTGTGAAATACCATTTGCTCCGTTTACACTTAAGCCAAATGCCCCAGCTCCGCCATTTGCGTTTATTGTATCAGCACCACTATAAGTAGCTAAGATATGATTCCAAGAACCAGTAGTAAAATTACCTAAACCAAAGTAAGCTACAAAGTCTGTTCCGTCTCCGAATCTAAGTAACACATTACCTCCACTGAATTGACTTATCTGTATAGTACCTTTTGTAGTTAAGTTATCTCCACCGTAGTAGAATAGAGCCTGAGAAGTAGTATCTGTTGATGGTTTAACCCACATTGATATAGACCAAGCATCTGAAGAACCTGTACCGTTACCACTTCTTTGTAGTGCTGATACGTTTGAAGCATTACCTGTAAGAAATGCCGCTGTATTATTAGCAGGGAATTGTAACGCATTACCACCAGTTACTTCTGTTATTTCAACTGTTACTGTGAAGTCTATAGTTCCACCAATAGCATTACCTGCTTTACAATTAACTACAATAGTATCCGCTGAAGTTCCTGCAAAAGCTGGAGCAGTTCCACTTAATATACCAGTAGTTTGGTTTAATGTCATCCAACTTGGCGCATCTACTTCGGCAAACTGATTTACTATATTATCTGAAGTTACTACTTGAAAGTTTAATACCGCTCCTTCTGCTACAGATGCAGTTTGATTAGCTGCAACAGGTTGAAAGCTTGGTAGAGGCTGTGAACCTTGTCCAATGAACTGTTTAGTTATGTTTGGTAAGTTTACGTAATTAGTATTCCCATTAGCTCCAAAGTACAAGTTGATATCACTACCATCTGGATGCACAGCTGAAGAAGCTACTAACTCATTATAAGTCTCACTCCATATCTGTAAAGTATTATCTGTTAAATATCTTAAACTAAATAAGCCTTGCATAGTACCTGAACCACCTTCTCTCCAAGAGTCAATAGAACCGCCACCAGCTGTAAAGTATCTACTAGAAGACGTATTATGATTCCAACTTATATCTGCTATAATAGATTCATTAGTTTGGTATTTAAACGAAGTAAGTAAATTATCTTCTGCAGTTAAATTACCAGTAGCTGCTCCACTATATCCAATCCCAAAAGTTTCACCACCACCTTGTTTATTTAAAGGTATCATATACTGCTCGCCTGGAGATAAAGCTAAGTTTCTTTTTAATACAGTATGGTTTAATATACCGTTGAATAAACCAGCTTCAGTACCTGCGTAATCGTGTACAATTTCCCATAGGAAGTCAGAGTCACTTATAATTGCATTAGGAAACTCTGTATTATTCCAACCAGCAACCTGCATATTAAAGGATTGAACTGATAAAGGTATTGTAGTTTTACCTACTATAACTTCAGTTCCTCCAGATAAGTCCATTAATGTTAAATGCCCATCATTACCAAATCTAATTGACATAGGAGCGTTATTAGTTACTGAATACCCACTAGAATGATAAGTGGTTATATCTGTATTGCTTGAACTAGTAAATTTACCATTACCATTAGCATAACTAAATACAGTATTCCAGTTCGTAGCGTCTCCCGCAGATGGACTACCATTGTAAGCAGTAGCTTCTGCTGCACCATCCCAGATACCTAATCTTAATTGATTACCACTATCTATATTAAACGTAAATTCTGCTCCTCTAGTTAAAGCTTGACCAAAGTAGAAGGGCATTTGTAGATTTACATTGGCATTCATTGTAGTTTCACCTACAGGAGTATTTGCATTAGTTCCGTAAGATATAAACCATTCATTATTTACAGCACTCAAACTAGCACCATTTACCATATTAGCGGCATCAA